GTACCCTCAGAAAGACAACCTCACTCTGTCAATTTCCCCACGGCACCGATGTACTTTAACGAATAGTTACAAATTGTACATAGACCAACACAATTACTACATTGTCATTGTGCACAAATATAAATAGTAATTTTTTGTGTAGTTGTACTATTGTAATGTTATTCAATCTGTACTACTATAATACTGTGCTTAGGCACAAGGAGTTACATATATCACATAAACAATATAAGAAAAGAGGTATAAATATGAAATTAGCAAAAACATTTTTAATGGACAGCGAAACAGAAAAAACAGTATATATTGATACTGATTTAACTAGTGTAAATTTCGGTAAATTATTATTTATAAAAGATAATCATATAATTGAAATCTCATTTAAAGACTGCAATTTTTCTTATGATACTTTTTGGGATATAAAAGAAAAATTAAGTGATAAATTTACAAAATCCGAAGCACTAGTAATAAGTGATGAATTCGCAAAAACAATGCGAACTATAGATATTAGTTTTGTTTGTAAAATTGGTAAACAAATCGGAATGAACTTTGATTTATTAAAAAGATTATATGAATTATCAACTTGTAAGAAAGTGTTTTGGTAAGAAAGGAGAATAAAAAAATGATTAATGAAAAAAGAGTTAAAGAGTTATTTGCAAAGAGAAATTCAAGTAGAGTTAAGATTATAAATTGGAAATATATTTATAGTAGATATTTAGATGAAATGATACCGTACTATGTACAATATTCAGGGGAAGTATATGTATGGAATGAAGAAAGTTTAGTTTATTATAATATAAACAGAAGTGAGTGTGTATCTCTTGATTTTGTTTTAGAAAATGTTGGAATGTAAGGAGGTTAACAATGGAAATTATAAAAAAAAATAATATGAAGTTTTCAAATTTAAAATATGGAGACGTTTTTATTTGGGAAAACGAATGTTTGGCTGTTAAAATGTTCGATAATACATCACATAATAATGCACTAAGTTTAAATACTTATCAAACACTAGCTTTGGATGAAAACTTAGATGTTGTAAAAGTAAAGTCTAAATTAATAATTAAATAAAGGAGAACTAATATGAATACAATATTTTACATCAAAAACGGAAAAAAAACAAATAAAATTAAGCCTAAGTATATGTATAGCTTAGACAAACTCAATAAAGCTATAAGCTATGGAAGTACTATAGTTAGATTTGATGATTTGCAGAAGTGGGTAAGAAGCAAAAAGCATTGGAATTTAATTACTAAGGATAGGGATAGACTTGAAGCAGTATTAAATGAATTTGGATTCTATTATAACTGTGGATTCAGGTCAGATGGTGCAGAAAGCTTTTATATCGAATTGGATTTAACAAAAAAACAAAATCAAAAAGCGGTAAAAATCTTTCAGGATTTTTATATAAATTTATAATTTAATCGCTGGTCTAACGGCACGACGGGAAGAAAGAGGTAATTTTATGAAAATTAAAGCAACAGTTTATCCAAACAAGGAAAGCAATACTAATTTGAAAGCTATGGTAATTCTTGAAGTTGAAGATTGCTTAATCATCAATTCAGTAAAAATCGTAGAGGGTAAAAAAGGGCTATTCGTATCTATGCCACAGTACAAGGACAAAAACGGAGACTATAAAGATATAGTTTACCCTAATTCAAAGGAAAAAAGAAACAGCTTAACAGCTCTCATATTAGCTGAATACGAAAACGTAACAGGTACTAAGGCTAGCACTACAAATATTTAAATATGAATAAATACGATATAGATAATAATTTACATATTAATATTAATACTGGGATTGAGTTTACAAGGGTAGCCCTAGAATTAGGCTACCCTATACAGTCAATCATTAAAGAGTTGAGAGAGCCGACTGAGTATAATATTAAGTTAGAAAATTTGAGACTTACAGATAAAACAGTAACAGGCTATGCATTACTAACGGATATTGAAGATATTGAAAAAACAGTATCAAGTAGAGGTACAAGCGAAAACGGATATACAGCGGATAAACTTATAAGAATATTAAGCAAGTATACAGATTATTAGAATAGAAAGGAGTTAAATCATGTATAAAAGATTAGCAAAGGCTAGCAGCTATGATGGAACCCGAAAATTAACAGATATTAAAGGAATAGTGATACATTGGACTGCTGGGAGTTTTGACACAGCAAAAAATAACGTTGATTTTTTTGCAACGTCAAACACACGATATGCAGGGGCACATTATTTTACAGACAAAAAAGGATATGCAGGTCGTTCTCTTCCACTTAAATACATTGCAAACGCTGTTGGTGGTGGTGTAATGGGAGACGGTGGAAAGAAATATTATAATATTCTTAATAATACGAATACAGTATCAATCGAACTTTGTTCGTCAACATGCAAAGAACCTTATAATAGAAAGCAAATAAAAAGAACTAAAAAATTAATCAAGTACATAAGGCGCAAATGTCCAAATATTAGATATATCGCCCGACATTACGACATAAATGGAAAGTGCTGTCCTGCAACTTTAATTACTCCAGCACGTTGGAAACAGTTCGTTAACGATGTTGGATGTACAGATTTAAAGTATACTTTATAGTAGTTTACCCTGACTAAATATTTAGTCAGGGTATTTTTTTATCGCATTCGAGGAAAAACAAAAGGACAAAAACGTTGATTATATCTAAATTGAATTGGTGGAATTGGTTCAGGCAAAGGTGGGTCATCACTATCAGCTCTTGCGTAATACTGCCATTTATCATTATAGTAACTTCGAATGCTGATTTGCTCGTCAGGGGGTAATTTATCATTATGTGCTCCAACTAATTTAGTTGCTCCTGATGAATCGCTTTCGAAAACAACTTCCGTGTGACCCTCTCCGTCAATGTTATAAAACAATATATCGCCCCTTATTAAGTCAGCTTTAGACTTAAATCTTTGCACTTTAAAACCTAAATTCTCAAGCTCTGTTTTTTGATTTGCTGTGGTAAACTGAGTACTTAAATCACAGCCTCCACCATTATGTAGACCAAACGAAACAAAACTACTGCAATCAAAATAATATCCCTCATACGTCCAAGGTACACTGTGTCCAGCTCCTAACTTATATAAATATTTATTATCGTTTGCAACATTTTCACACCAGTTCAAAAATCCTGTTATACTTGTATCATCAACCAAATTAAAATCAAGTATATCATTCCATTCTTTACTTCCTATGTGTCCGTTAGAATCTCCGTTATATCGTTTTAAGATGTTAGCTTGCGACTGGTCGGCGGGTCGCTCATAATTTTTAAGCCACGCCCCAGTTAAATAAAGTATACTTTCGGTACTTTTAATAAATTCTTTAAATGTGATGGGATAGTCGCTCGTTTTAATCCATTGCAGATTATTTTTTGCTTCGTAGTCTATTACTGAAAGCTGTGTAAACATAGTACTATAAGTATTATATCTCCCGATTGCTTTTGCTCTTTTTTGTAGGTTGCTTTTTGGCGTCCATTGAACAAGTCCATATCCTGACCCCCCTACCTCGTTAAGCATAGGATTTACAGTTGATTCTGCTGATATATTTCCAAGTATGGCACATATCGCATTATTGCTCCACCCCAAATCACTCAACTGTTTGCAATATTTAAGAACGCATTTAGCATTAAATTTTTGCTGTTTTTCCGTCAGGTAACTACTACTTCCGTAGTAGCTCCCTGACTTATCCCTGTATATTTTAGCCATATTATTACCTCACTATCTATGATTAGCTTCTTTATATTCGTTATACTTATACACATAATTAATCGAATGCCAAATAGTTGTTCCATTATCAAACATCTGTTTAATTACATTCAAAGCGTCCTGCGGAATATTACCGATTAAATTAACGCCACTTGTTTTTATATAATTCCAATATGGGCGACTGTCGAATTTAGGAACTTTTATTTGATTGATTTTGTAGCCAAACATAGAAAAATAATCATCAATCATTTTACAATTTTCAGCCGTAATAGTAACAGTTTGTGCTTTAAATCCTATCTGTCCGACTGTAATGTTTGCTACTCCTGTAAAGGCTCCGTGGGGAACGTCTGCCTTGCTTTCCTGGTCTTTTAACGCGGAATCCATAGCGTTTTTTTGATTGTAATAATTTATGCCAGTATCAACTGCATCTGTAACTGAACTAACAGCACCACCAACATTTCCACTTGCAAGTCCGCCAAGGAATCCAGCCCAGTTTTTAATAAATCCAACTTTAGTGTTATTCTCTAAAGTTGAATATTGATTTGATATGCTGTTTTGATTCGCCGCCATATAACTTGCAAAGCTATTAGTAACAAAAGGTAGCTCAACATTAGTTTGCCCCTGTATTGAGTAATCAAGATTTTTTACAACGCCGTCATATTTATTCAAATAGCCGAAGCTAGTGTTTGCTTCTACGCAAGGGAAGTAATAATAAAAATCAATCTTGCTTTTATCGTTGGAAAGTTCGAACTGCCCTTTCATTGAATTACCGTTATTGTTTGTAAAATTAGCGAAGCAATACGGATAGGTAAAGCATTTATTATTTATAGGAGTATATCCGTCAATATTAGTAGGTCGGTTAACCTGATACTTTAACATTTCAGCCTGATTTTTATTTATACCGACATAATTTATAGGGTCACCCGTGTCCTCGAAGTAGGCGGTTTCCTTTATACTGTCGGGGATTGCAGATTTGGGAACCATATACAATCCGCTAACTCCATCTAACTTATTTTTAAGTGTTAGCAAACGTATTAACACGTTCATCACTTCCAAATCATCGGAAAAAATAATACTAGTGCTGTATTCATATTTAGACGGCTGGCACGTGTTTGATATTGCTGTTCCTCCTGAATGCCCTGTTTGTAGTACTCCCGAAGTATCTGTACACGCTAAACAAAAGTACATTCCCTTATCGTCTCCATTTAAAACTACCGATTCTTTGATTTTATATTCATCAATCGGTAATCCCTCGTCAATGATGTAAGCTCCGTATGTATCAACTGGAACGTGTTCACGTTCCACAAAGGAATCCTGAAAAGTTATTCTATGACAGTATGTTTGCCAATAATCATATTCATAATGTAATATACAAGTAGTAAGATTGCTTTTCCATTCAACACTTGTTATAAATATAAAGTATGTTTTATTGGCTTCCTCTATCATTCCATAATTGTACTTGTTACCGTGATAGTAATTAATATCTAATCTTATTGTTTTTTCCGATTTATTACAACTAGCCAAATTAGTTTTAATTACATCTTTGTATGAATTAAAGGCATTTTTTTGCTCTGCTTCAGTGCTGTAATAAACCTGATTTGCGTAGTCATTTATCGGAAAGTTCTTAAAAAGCGTTAAATTCATCATATTATCACCTCACTTTTTAATAAAGAACTGAACTAAAAAGATGTTCGCTCTCTATCCAGTCCATATACATATTCATTACATTAGTAGTCAATTCAAGATATTTGTGTAATAGTTCTATTGCATTTCCCTCATATCCGTTAGATACTTCATTATATAGTGATTTATTAGTTCCATTCTCGTTAGAAGTATCTGTAATATTACTATTACTGTTAGTATCTCCTGTACTATCGTCAATCATATTACTTGTATTAGTTCCCTGATTGTTGTTAGCGTCCGTTATAAAGTTGCTTTTTGTACTAAAAAGATTATCAATGTCAACAGAATTTGATGGTGTATCACTGTGTAAATTAAAATCTTTACTGCTACTGTTGTTGTGGCTATTACTATGATTTTTAGAACTGCTGTGATTTTCGGCAACGCTATTGCTGTTTCTGTCAATTTGATGATTCGTATTAGTATTTGAATCACTTTCCCTATGATAAGTGTTTAGTGGATTTAATTCATTAGCTTTAACTGTAACAAATCTAATGGCTCTATCCTGATACTTTTTTAACATCTTTCTAAAAGCGATTTTAAAATCCAAAAACGTATCAAAATTTAACTCCCTATCGAAAAAAGTATCGCATAAAAATTCTATAAATTTATTCCATTCGTTAGTATCATCTGTATAAAAGTATTTCTTTTCAGAATCTAAAAATTTTTTAACTTTTTCATATACATTTTCGTAATTGAAAATTTTATCATACATATTTACAAGGTCAATTAATTTCAAAGTATAATTTGGATTATTCTTGTACATTCGTTTCAGCTCCTTTCTCAAACTCAAAGATACCGTTAACTGTATCTATGATTTTATTATCAACATCTACTTTCCAATCTGTGCCGAATTTTTCATTAACGTTTGCAATAAACTCTTTTCTATTCTGAATCCTGTTAGAAAGTAGAGTGTTTTTAATATCGTCATTACTGCTGATTTCACTAGTGATTAAACGTTCTTTTTTATTTGGATTAACTAAACTTGAAAGTCCTGTTACTGTTAGAAACTCATTTAAAACGTCCCTAAGTCCGTCATAATAACTACTAATTGTTTCGGGAGTTGAAAAACTCAAGGTTTTTAAATTTGTGTCGGGTCGATTCAAAGAAACAGTTACCGGATTGCCCACCATATGATTATTAAACTGGGTTAGAACTTCATTTAGACTGTTTTTGTCAGGAACTTCTAACAATGCTGACTTTCTACTTAATATGATAGCATTGTCAATACTAACTTTAAGTTCTGCTATGCACTGCGCATACTGCCAAGCTAGTACACTGTCACTAACACTTGTAATATTATAATTATATCCAATTACAGCATTCTCTTTAGTGACTTGCTTTTCTGTTCCGTCTGGCATTATCGCCATAAAAGTACTGTATTCATTCCAAGCGTTAAGTCTGCCAGTAGGATTTGCAGGCGCAACAATTATATTATCGGTTGAATCCTTAAAACCACATACGTAAGCTGAATTAAAAAAACTCTGGTCGATTCGTCGTCTCAAAACACTATTAACATTTTCATAATCGAAAATTCCTGTCAATATGTTGGATAATACGCCATACCAAATATACTTCCAACGCTCTTTATCATATAACGCTTGTTCCGTTCCGTTAGTTGGTTGCAGAACAAAAAATAAAAGGTCATTTATTTTCATATTTTTATATTCCTTTCCATAAATTAATAGGCTACTACTATTGAAGTAGTAGCCTGATTTTTTTACTGTAAGATTTCAAAATAAAATTCTACGTTCATAGTATCAGTTCCAACTGACAAGTTAAAGTTTGAAAGATACGTACTATCAAATATAAAGTGCAATTTATAATTAGAATCGTCAGACGTTGAATACGCGAAAAATAGTCCATAAGAAGCATCTATTACTAAGTTAGAACTAAATAATGAACTAATAATATCAATTCTGAAATCAGAATCTATATTTGTAATTTCAGATTTTGGAATATTTATATAAATATCACCGTGAATATTATTAATATACTTTCTATCTGCTACTTCAACATAATTAATAGCAAAGTTATTATTATCAGTTCCTGCATTTTTTGTCAAAATTGCCGTAGCTTTGTATTTTTTCTGTTTTTGTGATTTATAAGTAAGTGAACCACTATCGCCAATCTGATAATATATTAATGAATTAGAATCGTTTTCGACTTTTGCAACTCTGTGTTTTAAAACTGATATGTCAGTTTTGTTGCCTAGAATGTCAGTTTCATTCTTAGTAATTTTTTTAACTAGTGTTGCGTCAGCGTCATATAAATCCTTGATTTTAGTATCGTGGTCGACTAATTTATCATTAATAGTATCAATATTACCATTAATAGTTTCAACGTCACTTGTGTTCTCTGTGACCTGTGCCGATATAGTTCCGAACGCTGTATCTATCTTATTACAATTAGCGTTTGGCACTCCATAGCTAGGATAGTCGGTTCCGTCCCATAAATATAATTTTAAATTTTTTGTTTCTGTCATTTTATTTTCTCCTTTTCTAATCTCTAAAAAATGTCTGAACTTTATTAAAGTTATTTAAATTTATCGCTTTTCGTAAATCGCTAGGTAAAGAATTATAATAAAAGTATGCTGATTCATCATCTTTATTATATCCTCGCCTAAAAAGTTTATACTGCGAATACAAGATGTTATTAATGTTAAAAAGAATGCCATCCATAGTGAATTCTAATCCTGCATAGCTTCCTAAATCGTTAGCAGTATGATGCTGTGTCGCATACTCGATTGAATCCCAATCGAGATTATAAGCTATTGCACTAAATGAGTTATCAGTGCCATTCTTATTATATATGAATATAGTAGACTTAATCTCGCCAGCTCCGTTTTTAACTGTAACATCACTGTAAACATCAGAGAAGTTTGTCAATTTAAACAAAATTCCAGCACCCTCGATTTTAACGTCGGCAGTTTTTCCGTTTACTGTAATTTCTCCAAAATCTGTATTATAAAATGATACGTATATCCCTGCTCCGTCAGTGTCTGACCTAATATTCACTACTTCTTGAACTAGGGCCCCACTCCAAGTAGCTTTATATATATTACTATATTCAGGGAGTTCTGATAATATAAAATTATGTTCTGCCCAATTAATTTTTGCTGATTCTGTAAGTGAATTATAATTATATAAATGTAATCTACTTTTGATTTCTGCAATATCTTCCCAAGTAAAGCTAAAGCCTGATTTCTGAACGATTCGCATAATATCTCGCATACATTCTTCATTTGTTTTTAGGTTTCCGTCTACAGGTGAAAAACTTGCAATGCTTTTACTTGCTAATTCTTCTAACTTCTGATTTAATTCTGCTATTAGAGTTTTAACAGCTAATATTTGTTTATCTGTATAAGCACGGTCGCTTATACTTGTATCGCTAATTAGCGTTTTAAGTTCTTCTTTAGCTTCGTTTAATAAGCGTTGAAACAATCTACCCAGTTCATCAATTTGTGACTGTAAATTTGTATTTATAGTATTAACATAATTTCTTTCGTTTGTTATTGCTTCATTAATATATACAGTCAAATCATTATCTAATTTTTTTAATTTAGCTTCAATCTCAGTTGAAAGCTCTAATATTTTTTTATTAACGTAGCCTTGATAATCGCTTTCCCAGTTCGATACGTATTCAGTCACTTCATTCATCTTAGTAATTAACTGATGAATTATCTGTTGGGTTGATAATGCGTTATCAACAGATAAATTCTGACTAAACATAAAAGGCAAAAGTCTATTCATTATATCTTCTCCTCTCTTTAAGATTTTAGGTAGTAGGAAAAAAATCCTACTACCTTTATAATTTTTATTCTGTAACTACTGCATTTCTTTCAATGAGATTATTGAAATAATCAACAGGTACATCTGCTTTCTTTACTTCGTGAACTAAAGCATTAACACAAAAGAACGGAGAAGTACTTAATGTCTGCCATATATGCAAATATCTATTATACGCTCTCGCTGTTGGTAAGTCATTACCATTTACTTCATTGTCAGGGTCATCAATTACCCTAAAAAAGTTCTTATCACAAATTACAGCGTCAATCGCATAATACTTTTCGGACCCTGTATCTCCTTTTTTAATGTAACCCAGTCCGTCAACCTCTGTAACATTATCAACGTTGAACGCTAATTCATCTTTATTAAAAGCACTAGCTAAAGTGGCTACGGATAATTTATTCTTAATCTTATATGGTAAAATCAATGCTGTATCATCTTTTGAGCAAACAGGTAAAATCTTAGTTGTTGGATTTTTTGCCCCCCAAGGTGAGTTGCTTGCATTTCTAAAGTTAAATGAACTTGCAACATCCTTAACTACTTCAATAAAGTCGTTGCCTGTCGACTGGTCTGTAACCTCTGTAATCTCAATTGTTTTAATTCCATCGTTCTGCACTGCTGACTGAATGAGCTGTAGCATAAGTTCATACTCTTCCTGATAATTAGATTGATATAATGTTTCTGTTAAGTCGTTAACAAACTTTTCCAAATCGTCCCAAGACTGCATAGCAAGTTTCATTTCCTTTTCCGAAAAAGTCAAAGGAAAAACTCTCTGTCGGTTAAGTCTATGGAAGCATTCAGCATATTCCTGTGGATAAAGTTTGAACATCTTTGCCACTCCGTCTGTGGTAAATTCATAATTAAATCCTGAAACTAATCCTTTTGCGATTTCTCTTGTATCAATTCCTAATCCTTTACCACCTCTTTTAAATTTAGCAAGTGGATTTTCAAATTTAGCAATTCTATTGATAATGTTTTCACCAATAACATTAATAAGACCTTTAGCAAATTCATTCTTTACCGTTGAATATTGTAAAATCGGATTTGATAAAGTTACTATTGGGTCACCGTCCTGTAATTCTGAGACTTTTTTCTGATAATCTGCACTAGCATTCTGCCTTATATAATTTGCAATTTTAATTAAATTTAAATCTGCCATTTTTTTATATCTCCTTTCTAATAATAAATATCCTCAATTTTTATTTCTTCGGATTCCTTTTCTTCTTTTTTTACATCTTCAGCTACAACTGGTATCATCGCTAAAAGTTCCAAGTTCTTTGCCTTTAGGCTGTTAACTGATTCCTGTAGTTCTTCTTTTTCCTTTTCTAATTTTTCTTTTTCATTTACAACTTCGTCAATTTCTATAATTGATTCTGCAATGTCGGTGGTAATCTCGTCAATAGATTCAAACTGTTTGTTTGCTAAATCGTGAATTTTCATTCCTCATCAATCTCCTTTCTTATTTTTTCAAAAAACTTGCTGATTTTTTTAGGGAATACATTCGGATTCATTTTACCCAAATTTTCAATAATTGAAATACACTCCATAACGATTAAATAAGCGCATACAATTTTGAAAATTGAAAATCCTACATTGATTTCTAAAATATTCATAGAACGCTCTGCATAAGCTGAAAAAATAACCGCTATGACTTCGGCAATCTTATGAAGTCCGCCCTGTCGCATTTTTGTAGAATTTAGCGACTTCGTAAGTATCGCAAATATAACGCCTGTAACAACGTCTATTATAATTCCTGAAAAAACAGCCAATCCATAATATAGCATATTCTGTAGCTCCTTTCTTTAAGATAATACTACACTAACATATTACTTACTTCTTGGTCAACTGTGTATTAAAACAATATTTAATTTTTTCTTTTTTCTTTTTTCTTTGTTTGGGTTGTTTTTTCCCCAAAACAGCAAGTCTAAATTGTTCTAATTTTTTATAATTTTCTTCCATATTTAAACCCCCTTTCATTTAATAATTTATATGTGTCAATATCGCCATATATAATAGGTTGATTTTTTAATAATGATAAATCTAATATAGGATTGTGATTGCGAATATCTGTATCGCATAATTTATACTTAGGTAAATCCTCTCCCAAGTCGATTGATAATCCGTAATCTGTAAAACTGTCTGACCGAACAAAGTATAGTCTATTATTATATATATCTTGTATGATATTAAACTCGTATGAATCGAATTTATATTCATTGCCTACTTTTTTAAAAGTTCTTGTATCATCTACAGATATTACTATTCTATATAAAGGTTGATAGTGTTCTCTGAATAAGTCAATATCATCTAACACTTGTAATAGCCAATCATCACTTGATATTACCTCACTCGGTAGTTCAAAAAATTCCAAGCCTGTGACCTGTTCGTTGCCTTTGATTCTTAATAGCTTCGGAATATCATTAATATCCTTAGTGATTCTTTCTCCGTATTCTACACCAATTACAGCAGGATTCTCATACTCCCCACTCGCCATATATGTATATGTATGTCCTTCCTCTAATCCAAAAGCATTAATCCCAAACAAGGTGAAGTATGGATTTATCGGACTTAAGATATTTCCAATAAAATAAACATGAACATCATTTCGAAGTCTAACTATTGTAGCTAGCAAGGATTTAAAGTGGTCGGCTTCGTCAATCTCATATGAATAACTTGAAGTTAACGCGAATTCATCAAATATTATATTGCTTACATTTTCATAATTTATTGATTTGTAATTTTGCTGACGCATTACAGGAATTACATAGCCAAGTATCTGTGCCGATTTTATAAAGTCTCTCCTGTTAAAGTTTCTTTCATCATCTAAATAAGCTTCATACTCATTTATATAATAAACATTGCCTTTGTATTCTATATGTATGTCATATTTATGTAAATTTTTTACAATAAACTCAGTCCACCAATTAGCTTGATGAAGTGCCTTTAAATCGTCCTTGTATCTGCATAATTTAACAAACTGGGTTCCCTTGTCATAAAAATCTTGCAAAACAATATCCCTTTGCGTTGCTGTGGACTTTCCTGTTGTTCTAGTTCCCAAAGAAAAAAATATATCAAAGTTATAATTTTTCTTCGCATTATCATAACTGTAGTAGTTGAATTTTTTATTTTTTGATTTTTTAAATGCATTTAATTCGTCTAACGCTTTTTTTAAATTTGCTTTTTTAATCATAATTATTTAACCTCTTTATTCCTAAATCTGCTAACTGTTCTGCTTGTATCATATCAGCCTGACTTATTAACCCCTTTTTATATTGATTTTCCAATGCGTCTAAAAAGCTGTAATATCCATTATCCAATACTTCTTTTATAGCTTCATACTTAGTCGCTTCCTCTAACACTTTTGGGAATATTAAACTTTCAACCTCAGCTGGGGGTAATTTTGAATATTCAGAAAGCAATCTAATTAAATCATTATAATATTCTGCATTTTTTACGTTGTGTTTTCCTGATATTCGCATAATCATTACTTTCTTTTTATCCTGTTGCATTTTTCTTAATTTTTCAGGTGGTTGGTGCCAATAAGTGTATTGCTCCGACTGTTTACTTTCTAATGCTTTTCTTCTTCTTGCTACTGTTGACGCTCTTTTTTTCTTGCCTTTGTTAAAGTCTCTAACCGAGTTAGTATATTCTTTCCATAGCTTTGATTCTGTCTCCCTCTCTGCTTTAGTTGATAATCCTGACTTTTTTTCTTCACGCCTTAACTTAGCCATCAATTGTCTATGTGCTTTTCTTTCCTGTTCATCAATCTTAATCATAAGTTTACCTTTTTGCTTGTAAAAAAGCTGTCCTGAACGTTTGTCGAACCATTCATTTGACCCTGTCTTTTTCAAATATCTAGTGCTTGTTGTTTGTGTAACGTCTGGATATAATTTGTTTTTTTTCTTCATTTTAAAACTCCTTTCTATTCTATGTATAATTCTTTGTTACTATCAAGTGTAATTATAATTTTTGTTGTAAATAAATCATAGTTTTTGTGATATAAATTACATATTAACTTTGCATATATTCCCCAAGTTTTAGTATTAAAATCCCTCATAGTAACGTCAACTGATTCAAGAACTACGCCACTAACTACGGATTCTTGGTAATCATCAATTTGTAAATCATAGCGTTCAAACTTATATGTGCTTGCTAATCTATTTGCAATTTTCCTATCAAATATCGTTCCATAATGATAACAGCTTTCAACCATTTCTTCAAAAGATTTGTTGTAATAATCATAAATTTGATTGAATAGCATAGTAGCGTTTGGTAATCCTGATATTGTAGCTTGTAGCAGTTCTTTACCTTTTTCGACCTTAGTAAATATATATGATTTTGTTCCTAACGAAGAAAATTGTGTAGCAGTAAACTCGTGTTCTAATACTCCGAATCCTAAATATTTGTACTTGCCTAACGATTCAAGCTGTAATTTATTAAATTCATCAACCAACGACTGTACAAAAGCACTATATTTTACTTTGATACTATCAGTATCGATGTAATATATATCTATTCCATTGATTAAGAATATATAGGCAATATATAATATTGAAGCTCTAGCGTATTGAGGAACATACAATCCATAAATATAAGATGTTTTATGTTGTTTATTTTTATAATCTTTTTCAAAATCACTTTGCTCTTCTATGTACTCCCAACTTGTACTATCATATGAGATTTTATCTCTCAATAAATGCTGTGCGTTATCACCATACAAGGCATTAAGGTCAGCTTTTACATTTTGATAAATTTGTTTGGCTGTTGTTTTTTGGGCGTATAAATCTTTTTCCGAGTTTACCATATTTCTAAAAAATTCCTCCTGTATCTCTTTTTCGCTATACTGTTTGTATTCTGTAGCGTTTTCCAATAATGAATTATATACTTTATATTCGGCTTTTTTTCTTCCGTTATATTCAATGCTATTTAGTTTAAATTCGTTAGTAGCTTTGTATCTTGTTGCTATTTCCAAATATTCTACATCAACGAGTTTAAAGTCATAAAATAAAGATAATGTTAAGTAATCTATGCAAGTAACATACATTCTTATTTTAGGTTCAATTTCTAAAATTTTACCATTGATTATTTTACAGTTGTACATATTTTTTAAAGGATTGTCTAATTCTTCAATCTTGCTAGTGCCTATGGGTTGAAAATCAAACTTAGCCTTTATATCTGATATTATAATAATTGCATTAAACATATTTCTAAAAGGCTTTGGACGTATGTAATTTAAATGCGTGGATTTATACATACATTGCTTTAATTTTTTAACTTTGTCACCATCAAATTCTACAAATTGACTGGGAAAAATTCTTGTTAACATTTGGAATGGATAGTCGCTTGAAAAATCAAAGCTACCTAAATTATTGTTGACCTGACCAATATATTTAGGATTTGAATAAACTAATCCACCCTGAAAAAGTTTTTCCCAAAATTCGAGTTGTTCTTTACTTTTTGCATTTTCCAATCTGCAAAGAAACTTGTTTAATTTTGACAAATTTCCTTTCTTCTTCTCTCCGTGTTTGTTTGTGTAATATTCTGATACATTAATATATGGATTTTGTTCACAATTGAAGCGCATTATTCCAGTTTTTGTGAATGGAATGCTTTCCAAATTAGTGATGTAAGGATTCTTTTTAATTAAACTATACACGGATTTTAGCATAATTTCTACATCTCGGTAGTTATAATCGATTTCTTTCTGTTCCATTTTAGTTAGAGGTGTTCTAAGTATAGTATAATTATAATCTAACTTAGGTAAATTCAACTCTTTACCTAAAGTTTTAATTGACTTATTTAACAGCAAATACGAACATCTAAATTGTAAGCTATGGCATTGATAATATAAGGGTTTATTTTTTTCCAAGAACATATATCCCTTATTATTTAACCTCGTGTCAGATTTAAAAAACTCCAAATTGTTACAAAAGAAACTATATTCATAAGAAAGATTATGAATGTAAACAAGTCCTGTTAGTTCTCTATCCTCCATATATGTATTTAATTCAAATAAATAGTTGTCTAAATCCTCATAGCTTCGACCGAATTTGAGTTTTTTATATTCCCCTGTTTCGCTGTCAATTTTACTTACACAAAAGGAATACATAAAAGAACATTTTTTTACTATACTATCGGATTCTATATGTTGCATATTATTTTTAATATACCACTCATTATTATGTTGAATACATAAGTTATTATTCGAATCATATCCGATAGTACTTGTTTCAATATCTAATCCGTAGATATATCTATAAAATGTTACATTCATATTAGACCCCCTTTCTTGCTACTCCAATAGTATATCATAATAGAGCATATACAACTACACAAAAAATTACTATTTATATTTGTGCACAATGACAATGTAGTAATTGTGTTGGTCTATGTACAATTTGTAACTATTCGTTAAAGTACATCGGTGCCGTGGGGAAATTGACAGAGTGAGGTTGTCTTTCTGAGGGTAC